GGTAGACATCTGGCTTATCCACAAAGCAGGCTCCGTATTCAAAGCTACCGTCTGAGGGGGCTGAGGCAACCTCCTTGAGGTCTGACCAGGTGCCCGAGGTTACCTCACCACCATCACCATAGATTAAACTCCACAGCTTAAAGTTATCGTTTGAATCCTTGCCGGTAATAAGGAGATTCCAGTCGCCATCATAAACGCAAGCCACGCCTGATAAATCACCGGTTGACTTATCCCAGGCAACACTATCACCCCAGCTATCGTTAATACGTTTCTTCACATAGAGGGTTGCCTGGTCAGCATAGAAGAGGGCTATATCGCCATTGGACTTATAATCGGCGGCTATGCCGTTTATGGCTGTGGTCGGGGTGTAGCCAAGCAAGGTTGGGCTTCCCCATGTTGCACCGTAGTCGGTGCTTTTAAGCTGGTAGATTGCTCTGTCGCTTTTTATCCAGAAGATGGAAACCTCTGACCCCTGGGAAGCGGCAGCCACAACAACGGTATTATACTGGTTGGTGTAAGTCCACTGGCTGAAATCTGATTCCGGACCAGGGTTGGTCACTCTCTGGCGATAGAGCTTTCTGGAATCGGTGGGCGGTGTTACCCTTACCCTGATTAGTGAGCCATCGCCGGGGATAGTCACGGCGTGGTAGTAATCAGCCTCCGACCCCTCGTACAGCCTTGTCCATTGTAGCTTGACCACTCCGGAGAGGGTGTTGTAAGCTTCAACCTTGACATAAGGGGTGCGGGTAGCCTTTTTTTGAGCAGCAAGCAATGTTGATGATAGACTTCTCATTCCACATTTGCCCTTCCTTGCATTTGTCTTCTCAATCACCAGAATAGGTGCCCGAGCACGGTGCCGAGAGCTCCGAACAGAAGAAGCCACAATAAGGGGTGTCGCCTCTGGCTATCCCGGATAATATGAGTCCAGGGACGACCGCCTATTCTCGACCATAAAGCCCGGTATAAGCGTTCTATTAAATCTTCGCCCTTCATTTCTTTTCTTTAAACCTTAAAATGGCTCTCTCGCCAAAGTACTCAACAATGACGGCTGAGAGTAGGAAAGCAAGGAGGGGAGGCACTTCCACCCCTCTCGTTATACAGATGCCATAGACTATAAGACCCCAGATGATGATGAAGGGTCTGACAAGGCTCTTAACAAACTCTGTCCAGTCTTGCATGTGTCCTATATCCTATACCAGTGCTGCCAGCATATCGGGTAAGGGCTTACCGGCTTTTCGGTAGTGAGTTGCCAGGTGCTGGGTAGCCTTGAGAATTTCCTCCGGGCTGGCTTCTACCCTTTGCCCTCTATAACCGCTTGGGGAGAGGGCAGCCACGGCGGCCGGTATCCGCTCCCAGTCAACTGTCTTCTCAATATCCAGCTTCCCCCGTAGGGCTCTGAGGATACTCTTCTTATGATGGGGCAGCTTCCATGTGTCTGGCTCATCGGGGTCGCCGACGATAGCAAATGCCGGCATGGGTAAGCCGTCCTTTGTCTTGGGTATTCCTTCTTCTACAGTCATAGTAACCTTACTCCCTTAACTAGCCCTTACGGTCCATAGTCGGTTGTTTTAGACACAGCCGGGTAGTAGGGCTTATAGAGTGAGCGCAGTCTAGCCCTGTTTCTCCTACCCAGCCTCTTTAGTTCGTCTTTGAAGAAACGCAGTCTTTCCTTGCCCCAGGTGAGAAACTCCCTGGGAGTCATTGGGCCGCCGACGTTAACCTGATTGATGGAATAGGCAGCCCACTCAATAGCGGCATAGCCCTCGGCACCGGCCGCGATTAAGTCCTCGTGCTGGGTAGGGATGGTGGAGCTGGAGGCATCGAGGGTATGAAGCTTACCGTAGTAGATATAGGCATTCGAGCCGTCGGGAACTTCGTCGCCTAGCAAGGTCAAGGTATCTCCCCACAGGGCAAAGCGTTGGTATCGCTTAGGGAATTTGTCCACCGGATACTCTACCGCCTCCACCATAATTCTATTGGTCAGGGTGGATATATCAATCTCCCTGGAGCCCGAGGTAGTAGCTTTGGTTGCCTTCTGCTCATAGGGAATAGCCTCGGAGAATTCCTTTACGGTGTGGGCAATATGCCTGTCTAGCTCATCATTAGTCCAGCGGTAGTTATTCTCATCCTCATCATGCAGGTCACGGCGGACTATGGTTCTCATCTCACTTAAAGTCATGACTACTTCACCTCCAGCTTTCTGACCTCAACCCTCTCTAGCTTCTCACAGGGTAAGCCTTCATCGTGATAACACTTGTGAACATCACAGAAGGAAATCTCCTCGTTATCCATGCCTTCGTTAATGCTAACCGCCTTGCTAGCTAGCTGTTTAGCATAGTTCATCAGTGCTTGGGCATCAGCCTCATTGTCAAAGCTCAAGTCCAGTCTTACTCTGTATTTCATAATTCCTCCAGAATTACCACACTCCAAACAGATGTTTTTCTCGGTTAAAGTGATTCTGTATCTCTAAGTGACTTAATGCCCGATTCTTGTATATTCTGGGTAGGGCAAACTTGCCATTATAATCATTACTGCCATTCTCGCTTTCACCTATCCATACATCATCGCCGTTCGCCGTCATATCGGCATCAAAGGTTTCACTGGATATTACCGAGGCATTTACATAGAGGATAGCAGTTGTGCCACTTCTGGTCATTACAATATGCCGCCAAGCTCCTGTAACATAGGCACTCGCCCAGTCAATACCAGTTACACCCTGCGCCCTAAAAATTATTCTGTTTTCAGTCGCAAATCTCAGGTTATAATTCTGGGTGGCATCTAGCCCTGAACCCTTACCGATTATATTGGCACTAGCAACAGCATCAGGATACGCCCAAATTTCTAACGTGAATGCTTCTGTAGTAAAACTCAGCGATGCAGCATGCGGGATGATAATGTGGTCATCCGTACCATCAAAGCTTAATACCCAGAGCCCATTCTGAAACCTCTAGGTCGCTCCAACTATTGTGCCATGATTACCGTAAGGACTTCGGTCATAGATTTTGTTGTCGCCACCCGGCAGCCCTGGTAAGTAAAGAACGCAACCAAGCTCGGGTGGTGAGAAAACTTGTTTGTCTATATTAAGTAGGGTTGACATTTCTCACCTCAAGAAGCAGAGTATTTCACTGTGATGTAGCTTGAGTTCTTAACCTTGGCTCGTCCTTCATTAGCCTCATTGCACTGTATTATCAGCCTCACCTCGAAAGGTACCGAATCAAAATTGGCTACTGGCTTGAAGCGACCGCTCCGGGTTTCCTCAACGTAGCTGGTTCCGATATCAGTTTTGGTGACCGCGCTATGGAGGTCGACCCAGGTGCCGCCCTTGTTCCTCGCTTGCCATTTATAGGTAAGGTCAGCGGTAGATGACGAAACCGCTCTGAAAGCGGCGGTTAAGCCAAATTCAACCTCAATCATAGCCCCCAACGCCGGTGGCTTAATGGTAACGCTTTCAACCTCGACATCGACATTGGCAGTGGTAGTATCCTTCTCGGCAGACCATTGAATGCCGTCTGAGGTTAAGTCACCCTTAGCAAATGGGTGCTCAGTGTGCTCTATTACTGCAAGTCCCATGATTTACCTCCTTTTCCAGATAGGGGGTTGGGGACTTCTATTCCCCAGCCCTCCTATCCTTTAGACAATCTAGAGTAATTATCATGCTGTGCTATCAGGTCGGCTGTTCAAAAAGAACATAACCTTAGTAGCCGAAAGAGCAATACCAGTAATGGTGTTGGCGTCACCAGAGGTAGATGGTGCCGTTTGTGTAATCTGGCCATTGTTTGACCCCTCAGCTACATAGACATAGCCACCCGGTGTAGCCCCAGAATAACCACTAATCACCGGGTTAGCCGATACCGGGACTTCCTCGCCATTCTTGCCATCGGTAAGAGCAACCAGTCGACCCTGAATGACGGAGCCGGTGGTAGCTAATGCCCTCTTCCAACCGCTGCTGTAGCCCAGCACATCACCACAGTTACAGCCCTCAGCCAGTGTAATCTTTCCTGGTTCGGTTCCCCGACCTGAATCTAGGATAATTCTTCCCGTTCCCGGGTCTGAAAAAGCCATTTAATTCCTCCCTTAATTGATTTAGTGGCGGTTGATTGAGAAATAAGGTTCAACCGCCAAAACCTGTTTAATCCTGAACCCCGATTAAGGCGACTGCCTTAATTGAGCTAAACAAGGCCAGCGACACATACCACTTAATCCTGGTTCTGCTGGCATCCTTGGTCTCTAGGGAGCCTATGGGTTCCACCGTCAGCTGACCGGGACCGGTTAAGCCACAGAGTGCTCCTTCTCCAAACTGGATAGCGTAGACTGTGGAGCATGTACCGCCAGTGGTTGCTGTCTCTACGCCACCGGTAAGGACATGGGTATCCAATATCCAGTCATTGACGCCGATGGGGATGCCATCCCAGAACTGGATGAAGTTACCCCAGGTGTCTCTATCGGTGTCCATCATTCCACCAGCCGCTCTGACCAGGGCATTGAGCTTTCTCCGACTGCGGCGGCTCATAAGCAGCATATCGGGCTTACCACCCTTCACTGCGTCAATAAGCTCATCCAGCTTGGTTAGGGTGAGGGTGGCTCCGGTGTCTCCCATGGCTATCACTTGGTCACTAGCTGTGGTGGTATCTATGAGCTTCCTGAGGCCATCAAATTGCTTGGCATTAGTTACTGAGTCGCCATAGATAAAAATCTCCTCAAACTTATCCTTAAGTGCCTTAGCCTTCAGTTCAACAACGGCTGCCTCCAAGTCCTGGATGTTACTTCGGGTCGCCTTGAGAAAGTTATCAACGTCGGCGTCACCACCCATAATCTTCAGGTTAGCCGTTTTCTGTTCAAAGGTTGGTGTCGATTCAGCCCAGGTATCGCCAACAT